AATCTTGAACTATATAGCAGGCTCTCGCCGCAGTCCATAAAGGCCTCACTTGGTCCTCAGAGATGGGATACCAAGAGTGTCAATAGTGATGTATTCAGTCAAGTTGATGCTTCGTTCCCAGAGAATGTGGCTAGCAAGGTGTTCTTACCTAAGAGTGAGCTAGCGATAAAACCTATAACATTCGAAGGTGTGCCTGAAGTTAGATTAGCAAACGTAGAAACTATAAAAGCTACTCCTGAAGAGACAAAGACAGCTGTAGCTTCCGCTGTTGCACCGCTGTTGGATCAGTCTAAGTCTACCTTGGTAGAGTCAGAAAAGGCTATCCCTGAAGAACCAAAAGCAGCTGTGGAAGCCATTGTTACGCCGATACTAGAGCAGTCTAAAGTGGCTGTAGTTGAGGCTGTAAAGACTGCATCTGAAGAGACAAAAACAGCTATAGCCTCCGCTGTTGCACCGCTGTTGGATCAGTCTAAGGCTGCTACAGAGTCTACAAAAGCAGCCGTGGAGGAGATTAAGGTAGCTGTAGAGAAGCCGCCAGTAGTCCCTGTTGAACCGATAGTAGAGCAAACTAAAGCTGCCGTGGTAGAAGCTGTAAGGCCAGTCTTAGCAGAAGTTAAGGCAGTTACTCAAGCAACGCAGAAACCTGTGGTTACTACCGCAAGCACTCCGCAAGTTGTGGAACAAACAACACTATTAGGTAGAGTGCAAACAGGAGTAACTGAAGGATGGAAGCGCGCTACTGAAGCTGTAGTGACTGTAAAGGACTCCATAGCAGGAGGTCTTACTGAGCTTCTCAGGGCTATTATCGCAGCAGTAGATAGAGTTACTGCTGAAATTGCCAAGTTAATATCGGCAGTTACAGGGAAACCTCTAGAAGTCACTTCACCAACTCCTATTCCTGTATCAGCCACTGTACCGGCTAGTGCAGAGACACCTGCAGAATCCGCAAAGACTACAAAGAATGTAGCCAGTAGCGGTGGCAGTAGTGGCAGCAATGGCGCTTTCAACATAGCTGGGTTCGGCGTCGGTGATATCGCCGGAGTAATCTCTGGTGCTGTTGCGAAGAGCCCTGTTACAATAGTTGGAACAGTGGCAAAGGTCTTAGAGAGGCTTAACATCTTCGGTAACAATGCAGCAACACCAGATGGGAAAGCTTCCCCAAATAGTGGAGCAGCCAGCCTTAAGACAACATTTGATACAGGCGCTACATCGTTCGGAAAGGTGCTTTCAGAGGCTTGGGCTGGATTTAGTAAGATATTAAGTAATGGTTGGACAGATCTTACGAAGACACTAAATAGCGCCTGGGGCTTCCTGAAGGGCATCTTCCAAGGTGGTGGTATAGGCAGTAGTGCAGGTGGCGGTGGAGGCTTGCTAAGTGGCATTGGGGGATTGCTTAACTTTGGCTCAACCAGTGTATCAGCTGCAGCAGGCGGTGTTGGTCCCCCGACTCCTGGCTTCTTAGATGAAGTCGGTGGTTGGCTATCTAGTGTCTTTAAGTTCTCAGATGGTGGTGCTGTGTATGGACCAGGTAGTGGTACATCTGACTCTATCATGGCAATGCTATCAAATGGAGAGTTTGTTGTAAATGCGAAGAGTGCTGGCAAGTATAGAAATCTGTTACAGAGTATCAATTCTGGCAGTATGCCTAAGTTTGCGGATGGTGGTCTTGTCGGTAGCAGCCTTACCCCTGTATTACCCTCAGCCGCTGTTAGTAAGAGTCTCAGCACGACTAGCAAGCAACCAGATTCAAGCGCAACCACAGTAAACATTAACATTACTGGCGACATATCTCGTCAGACACGCCGTGAGATTATGGGTATGTTACCTCAGATCACTACCGGTGTAAACATGCAAAATCGCGAATTAGGTCGTCGCGGTTAATTAACAGATCCCGTATAAGCTATGTTATATAGATAGGGATCATCTTTTATAGGAGAAAATATGTTTGGTATTTTAAAAAGTAGCACTAACACTGGTCTGGATTCAGAGCTGCTTACAGCTTTTGTAGCTCCTATAGATATCGTAACTAACAGACCTGAAAGTGTTTCAGACACACTGTCACTGAAAAGACTTTCTCAGGACAGAAAGGCACAGCGGTGGGAGATTACAACCAACGTAACTCCGTCCAACAATACCTCAGCTCATTTCGTGCATCTTGTAACTAAAGGCTCCAGTAAGCCTTTTTACGTAAGAATGCCGCAGCTGTACTCACAAGATTTAATGCCTAGCGGATACAATTTAGTTGTCACGCTAGAGGCTCAAAAAGGTACTGATCTGGTTGCTATTGGAGGAATCTCCAAAGCATTAATTAAGGCAGGTGAGTTTATTACCTTTTCGGATGAAACAAAAGTCTATCTAATTGTAGACACTTCAGATCCTACCTATACAAAAGTCTATCCCGAGTTTCGATCCACGAAGGCGATAGGTGTTACAATCAAGTACGGGAATAAAGTTACAATGTCTGCAAAGTATGACACCGATGTGGTAAAAGGTGCGCGGTATGCAGATGGTATTCTTATGGATCCCGGTACTGTAAAACTGATTGAGGCCGTATAATGAGGACCTTGAGTAATAATATATTGACGCTTTTAGGTACTACTAACGTTGCTATTTATACATTGGTTAAAATAGAGTTAGCAGTACCTCTTCTACATGCATCGACTGCATATAACATTGATATCCCAGGTCTAGGTCTCTTCTTGACAGATTGCGGATTAAAATCTACAGAGCCCCCGAAATTATCAAAAGTTGTTGACAGAGAAGCCTATAAGATAATGTATGTTGATCCTACATTTGAGTTACGGGCCTATTTCGAGACTGGATTAGTAGGGCGAAAAGTTAATGTATACTATGGCTTCTTTAATACATTAGATGTAGAGCTAGGCGGTGCATTACCGGGGCAACCTTTAACTGCGCTTGAAGATATTGCGCTAGTATACAGAGGTCTTATTGACTCACATGGCTACACCATCTCAGCAGATGATGAGATAGAGGTTGTAATCGAATGCTCTTCGCCCGTAGCGAATTTGGATGCAAAGAAGGTTATGATTTCATCTAAAGATTATTTAAGACAAATCGGGATGCCAAATGACACATCTTTTGATCAGGTATATGCAGGATCAAAAGCTATTGACCTATTATGGGGGAAATACTAATGGGATGGTTCTCTGTACTTTCATTTATTTTTAGCACGATTGTTCAGCATCAACAACAAAAGAAGGCTAAGGAACGCCAAAAAAGAGCTGAGGAAGAGGCAGCCGCCCGCGCAGACCGTGCTAAAGGTATCTCGATCGTTGCAGAAGGAGAGTCTTCCCCGCTCAATATGGTATATGGGAGGTCTTTAGTAGGTGGTATTCGTGTATATCACAATACCTCAAGCTCCTTTCTGCTATCTGGTACGAATTCTCAAAAACAATTTATAAATAACTTAGCGGTGCAAACAGGTGGCCAAAAGCATGAGTACTTGACTGTGCAGCAAGTTCTTTGCTTGGGTGAAATAAACAGCTGTATCCACATGGATGTGGAGCGTCAGGATTACGACAATATTAGATTTGCAACAGTAGGTCCTCCATCTGCCGACTATATTAATACCGGAGGTGTTGGTGGTCTACGTAGTGAGGTTCACTATTACGGGCATGTTGCTGACCAAGTAGGTGAGACAAATTATCCTGTGCTAGGTACGTCTAAATTTCCCTATTTAGCATACGCTACGTCTATCTTTAGATTGAATAGAGATGATCCGCAGTTTGGAGGAGTACCTACCTCAACGTTTTATATAGAGGGCCTCAAGGTATTAGACATTGTTAAGAGCGGTGAAAATTATTCATTAGGCTCGCGTATATACTCAAATAGCCCTCCATTAGTATTACTTGACTATCTCACTAACACTCTATACGGCAAAGGTCTGTCTCTAGAGGAAATTGACTTAGAGAGTTTCTATAAAGCTAAGTTAATTTGCGATACAGTGGTCCAAACTGGTGTTGCTTGCGAGGGTAAGATATGGAATAAGCGAGGGATTAGTAGCAGAAATATCCCTAGATTTGAAGCGAACATAACATTATTTTCTGACTCGAAGCAAGTAGATAATATCGAGAAGATACTAGATACAATGGACTATTCCGAACTGATCTGGACGGCAGGTCGGTATAAACTTCTTCTCAATTATCCTACGGTATACACGACGTTTACTGCAGTACCACTTACTGCCACCGCCCTGAATGGTATTGTTACAGTAACATTTGCCGCGCTAGCTTTTATACCCCAAGTTGGCAGCAAGGTACTGCTGTCAGGTACCACAATGACTAGTACGGGCAACCTAACGACTGACTCGAAGATTATCACATCTGCCACCACCTCTAGTGTGTCCTTTGCATCAACAGCCACGGGCACTCTGGTTACGGCGGGTTCTATCAGCGCAGCTTTTAGTATTAATGACATCGTTCAAGTGAATTCAGAAACTAGCGATATTGACATGTTCATATCATTGGTTGATGACAATATTTCTGCATTAAATACTGCCAATTGGCGCTCAGCTATTGCTGGCTACATAACAGATGATGATATTGTTAAGCGTGACGAGTTTAAGGTATCTTGGCCGAATGCAAGCACCCGTTATAACTATGCTACAGTTCGTTTCCGGAATGAGGCTAAGGACTTTTCCGAAGACTCTGTGGGATGGCCTGATAAATCTACGTTCGTACCTGGTGCTGGTGTAAATAGAGGCGATTGGTCTGCACCCACTGCCTACAACAAGAGTGACTATGTTACACATGCAGGCTTACAGTACCAACTACGCTTTGGTGAGAATCGTGTATTTGCATCCAATCCTACAGTAGACTCAACTGCCTGGGCTCTAGTTTATAGTGAGGATGTATATAGGACCTACATTACAGCTGATAATGGTGTAGAGTTAGAGTCCGATATCTTCGCAGAAGGAATTGTAGACTATTACCACGCATTAGCAAAAGCAGAAGGGATTGTTAGAAGTTCGCGAAATGGTGTTGTTTACAACATCCTCCTTACACACAAGTATGGAGGTCTTGAGCCTAATGACTTTTTAAAGCTAACTAGTGATTACCTAGAAATACCTGGTGAGTTGCTCGTCGTGAATTCAGTTAGTGCAGATGACGGCGGCTCAATTGCAGTAGAGGCTACAAAGTTCGATGCAAGAAACCTGGAATGGAATGCGAAGGACACAGAAATCATACCGCCCCGTAATATCTTTGATGAGAACATTGCCGGTGTAACTAACCTAACACTATTGCCAAGTAGCGTTCCGCAGTTATCTAGCGGTACACTTACATGGACACTTGCTAACGATATCAGAGTTTCAGGGTATTCAATTCGAGAGACTACTGTTGCTGTTGCTGAGATCACTCAAGGCACAGGAATGGATATCGTCGGCGAGTCAATGGGCGGCTCATTCGTGCTACCTTCGATGCTTGGTGGAACAAAATCACTTGTTGTAATTCCAATGCTTAAGGGCGGAGGGCTTGCTCCGTTTAGCTCTTGGCGTGCCGTGGCTGGCTTAATTGCGCCAGTCAGTATAGACTTCACTTCTGACCTTCCGATTTCTGTTTATAGGCGCTTGATAACAGCGCCTGCGACACCGACAGGCGGATCTTACAACTTTGACACATTCCAGATGGCAACAGTGCCTACAGATTGGTTTGCCAGCATTCCTACTGGAACATTAGATCTGTATAGATCTTCTACAGTGGTCTCTGCGGTGAACGGAACTGGCACTGTTAATGTCATTGCATGGAATACACCGGAACTAATGACTGCAGCAGCTGTTACGCTTGTAGCAGACATTAATAATCTCATTGTATTACAGAATGATGTCGGGGCAAACTATGGGTATGCTAGCGCGATTGGCAATCTAAAGGTCTATAATGGAGGTACCGAAGTAACTAGCTCGACTACTTTCTCTATTCAGTCAAATACAAATTGTACAGCTGCTATTGATAATGTAACCAATAAAGGTAGATTCAGTGTATCTGAGTTAGCCGCAGGACAGAATTCAGGCTACTTTTCAATAAAGACGACATACAATGGTGTAGATCGCTTCTATAACATTGATGTAACAGCATTAAACGTGGGCGCTGTGAGAGATGTAACACCACCGCCTACAGCTTCAGGTATTACAGTGACTGCTGGCTTTAGCACAGTGTTTGTGGACTTAGCCTCTGCACCTGCATACACAGAAGGGCATGGGCATGGTTATACAGTCGTCTATGGAGCTGAAGGTGCTACACCTGTATTCGCAAGCGCAGTTGAGATACACAGATTTAAAGGCTTAAACAGTTCCTTTTCGTCGACACCAGGTCGTCTATATAAGTTGTGGTTTAAGAACTTCTCCAATGATGAGATCTTGTCTGCGAGTCCATTCGGTGGCACTAACGGCATAGATGCAAGCACAGGACTAATCGGAGGAACTGCAATCGCAGACGCAGCCATAGGTAACGCAAAGATAGGAGATCTTGCAGTAGATTCTGCGAAGATTGCTAATCTAGCTGTGACGGCTGCTAAGATTGCTAACGCTACTATCACAGCTGCACAAATAGCCGACTTGACAGTAACAGCTGCTAAGATCGCTGATGCTACAGTAACAGCTGCTAAGATTGCTGATCTAACAGTAACAGCTGCTAAGATTGCTGATGCTACAATTACTGATGCTAAGATTGCTAATCTGGCAGTCACAGCAGCTAAAATAGCAGATGCAACGATTACCGATGCTAAAATTGTTAATGGCACTATTACAGCTGCTAAGATATTTGACGCAACAATCACAAATGCTAAGATCGCTGATGCTGCGGTAGACACGCTTAAACTCGCAGGGCAGTCTGTAACGATCCCCTCATCTGTGTACACAGCGGGGCAAGCTACATTCTCGTCTAGCGCCACAACAGTTCAATCACTTACTATCACATCAACAGGTAATCCGATCGTTCTAACTGTAACCTGCTCAGCCTATCTATATACTGTTGCTAACCTTACGTACCAATTTACATATGGTCGCATTCTAAGGAACGCAGTGGATATTACAGGTTCTGTAGTCATAGCAGCGGATATGGTCGGAAATGGTACATATACCGGCGGTGCTGCTGCTTTTGCTGTAATAGACACTCCAGGTGTTGGCACTCACACATACTATTTACAATTATGGTGTGGTGCTGCGGCTGGTGGCAGCGCGACAGGTTATGCTCAAAGTAGATGTATGACTGCATTAGAGGTGAAACGATGAGTAACGACAATGATATAATTGCTTTTACTGAGTATAATCCCGTAACAGGTGAAATAATAAAGACGGGGAAATGTGCAAAGCATATTGTTGATGCAATGGCAGCTGCCGTTCTAGATAACATCAGCGATAGTCAGTATTACATAAATATTACCACTAAGCTTCCAGTAGCAATTCCCCCCTCTCCAGGTGATGCATTCGCATTTAATTTTACCACAAAAGCCTGGGAGTTGAACACAGAAAGAGCTTGGGGACTAATTCGGCAACAGCGTAATTACAAGCTGACCGATACCGACTGGAAGATGTTGGAAGACGCTCCTGGAGATAACACGCAAAAGAATAGATTAAAGGTCTATAGGCAAGCATTACGCGACATAACCAATCAATCAGATCCTCTTAATATTGTCTGGCCGGAGCTGTAATGATTACATTGAAGCGTGATTGTGCGAAGACTACTCTACAGAATTGTATAGATATTTATGCGGATTACAACGATAATTCCTTCATTGCAGTGAATCGTCGTAAATCATTACTACAATTAACAGACCGCGTAAATCAAGGACAGATATTCTACACGATAAGAGACAGTGATGTGATAGTCGGATGGGTGCTAGCTGAGCAATTAAAGCACCCTTTCTCTACTCACTCATTTCTGCAGCAGTCATTTTATGTCACTAGCTTATCTGGCATAAAGGCTGCTCGCGCAGTTATCCTTGCGCATGAAGAACTTATAAAACAAGCTGAATTGCGCGGAATTGAGATAGTACTATCTGTAGGTAGCTTTTACGATGAGCAAAACATCTTTACAAAGATCTTAGAGAAACGTGGTTGGTCGCGTAGAGGTCATACGGCTATCTGGAAAACATCCCACTACAAGGACACTGCTGGTAAGTAAAAGCCGTTAAATTAATGAATAACCAAAGGATCTAAATATGGCAAGATCACAAATAGGAGAGGTCACTACCGAGCTTACAACAGACACCGGCAGTGTCCTTCTCTCGCTAGTTCAGGGGGAGCAACTGGAATTTCCGGTTACTCTTAGCTTTCTTACAAACGCCTATGGATACACTTACGAGGCTGTACTGATGGAGGGTCTGAATGTACTTGGAGATGATTCAGTCCCGAGTGCTGCAAGACCTTCTGGAGTTAACAACACACTGACAGTAAGAGTGCCTGTAGAAAAGGGTACATGGGCTGTCGGTACTACTTATGATATTGAAGATGTAGTGGAGCATCCCGTTAGCTCTGGGTTCTTCTATAAATCAAGAGTAGATACAAATATCGGGAACACTCCCGGTAATAATGCCTATTGGCTTTTACATTCTCCTAATACAGTCTATATTCAATTTGGTGATAAGCTTACCTTAGTATCTGCAGCGCCTGTTTGGGCAGCGTGGACTGTTCAGCCCACATTCACTTCATCTGTGTATGGCTTCTTTGAGTTGCGTGTAACTGCCCCCGTAGTAAGCGGAATTTTTACACGTACATGGAAGCCTATGCGTGGTATCGTGGAGTTCCTTTATAGCCCTACTCAGATGGTGTAAATCATGTATACACCAATATTGGCGAGTAGTGTTATAGACTTAACACAACCGACATATGCGGCCACAACCGAAACACCCTCTCTAGTCATTAGTGAGGGCACTGTTGGATTATCTGTGGACAATTCGTCGTCACCATATGGTGTAACTGTTAATGAGCCCTCATATACAACGCAAACGCAAATTATCACTGAGATAGCTGCTGCTTCAATTGTCATACCTATAGAGATCCCTGTGACTGAGATTACTGCAATTATAAATCTCCCAGGTGTCACTGATGATATCAGCTTAACACCCCTGATGACACTTGCGGGTGATTCCTTCTTAACTCTCGCAGGAGAACCTCTAGAGGTTAGACAATGGACATAACATGACTACAATAACAGCACTCTCTGCTGCAACGACACTAGCTCCTGCGGACGTATTTGCAATCGATCAATCAGGATTTACTAAAAAGATAACTTCTGCGGTCTTGTTTGGAAATATTAGTACACCTGTTGTAACAAGTGCTGATATCACGATGACCGGTGCAGCTAGGCGTTTCGTAGCTGATTTTAATAATGCCACGCTGTCGCAAAGACTAATGTTTACATCAGCCGCAGCCGGTGCTATTAACTTTCATATAATTGGAAATGGTGCTGGCTCTGCGGGTGGCTATAAGATTGAGGATGGAGCGCTTCTAACCACAGGTAATTCTACAATATTTGGGTGGGATCTTATTCCAGGCTCGCATGCCCAGATCGCTGTTGCAATACGCGGTACAGGCACTTATTTACCGCTTACAATAAATGTAGGCAATGTTGAACGCTTAAGGATAGATACAGCTGGTAACATAGGTATCGGGATTTCAACTCCAGGAGCAAAGCTTCACGTAAAGGGCAACACTAACCAAGGCATAGGGATCAGTGGAGAGGTACAACTCACTGGTGCTGCGTGTATAGCGGCAGTTAATGATGCGTACAACGCTAACATTCCGATGGAGCTTAGGTATGGTACCACTGTGGCTTGGTTCGACAGCGGAACCGAAAGGATGCGACTCAGTGGCAGTAACTTAGGTATCGGAGTAGTACCTACTGCCTCTGTGGGCCTCTTACAGGTCAGCGGTACTGCATTCGCTACATCCTATTTTCGTGTAGGTGCGGTTGGCTCAACTGCGTATTCTGGTGGCATTGAGAATGCCAGTAATACTAGCAAATCAATCTCAATTGAGGCTGACCCTACTAACTCGGGTGCAAACTCTCTTATTCTGTTCAAGATAGATAACACAGAGAGAATGCGGATGACGACTGCTGGTCTTACAACTACTGATTACGCAGCTAACAACCAGTACTCTGCGGCGATGTCTGCTCGTAAGGTAGGTGCTAGCTTTGAATTTGGACATCAAAATACAGCAGGCTACGGTTCTACTCTAGGAGCGCATTCTAGTGGTATCTCCTATCTGGCGTTTGCTTGCGGCC